CTTCACATCTACTCAACAAGCGAACTATCAATCTCGATAGCAAACACTTGACAGAGTCTAACAATTCGAAAGGCTCCACAGGTAGTGGATCGTCGCCATTAGCTGGTATAACTATCAAGTGTGGATACATGTTGTGCATATATGTAAGACTACTTGTCAACGACTTAATCAATTTCGGGATGGGGAGTATAGAAACCTGTCTTCCAGAGAATGCATTAATAAGCGATCGGTAGGTAATACGGCTATTGTAGCGCAATTGCTCTTCGCCCTCTCGCTTACCCAGAACTCTCTTACCCGCTGACCTGATATTACAGTCATCAGCGGAATACGTGCGGAAGAATAACTGATTAGCTCCACTTATCCTACAAAACACCGTATTATAAGAAGCCTTATTGTTCCTTGGAAACACAGGATGACCGGTGGGTTCAATATGGACATCACCACGCAACACTCTAACCACCATGTCCGAACGGATATCATAGTCCATAGGGTCACACTCTACATGTTCCATACGGTATATACCTCGAGCCCACAAGTTATCGCGGCGTATATCAACACGAGAAAAATCCAGATGTGGCATGAAGAAGGCAACTCGCTGCGTTCTGCCAGAAGCTAAACCCCACTGCGCTGCCATTACGAAGTACTCTATGGTGTTACGTACTAATAAATGCAACCCTTCCATAGAACTTTCAGCTATATGCTTAACAGCCGATGCTGTTATAGTACGCAACGACTGTTCGCTAGGGACCATTGGCCCATGACTCTTACGTAACTCAGTGGCCAACAACACTAGTATGGGAGCAGTATATGCAGGATAACACTTACCACCAAATTCATATGTGGGTATGTTGACTATAGACACACACGCACGTGTCATCAAATCTGCCCCATGGTCACCCTTAACCACAATACACCCAGGTTTGTTTTTTACACATCGCATCACAACACCCTCAGGTACTACCGGGCCAGGTGGGTGCGTGACATAGCGCCGAGTCTCCTCATAGTAGTACAAAGGAAGTAGTTCTGGATCGGGTGTAACATATGACGTGACGAGAGGATCATCAATAATCTCTGGCGGGGGAATATTAGCAACTACTTCTCGTTGGTTGGGTGGTGGGCCACGCGGACGCCGGATCCGTGGTGCCATCTCACGATTAGCAAGAGGCCTACGTTGTTGTCGATTTAAGGCCTCTCGGTGAAGTCGACCACCACCAGGTCTGTTATCAAATTCCGCTGCATCTGCCATCTGCAACAACAAGTTATCGATATTCTCAACATCGTCACTTTCAGTATACTCACCATGTGAACCATTCAGGCTGGACTGTACCAAGGGGTTCCCTATTATCTGCTCTGGCAAAACTGTCCATCCGGGTACGGCAGTATTAGCTATTGTCTCCCACGAAGGTTCTATGTCAACACCCCAACCATCGCCAGCAGTGCACAATCCACTCTGCTTCAAGGTGTGACGACTACAAATAGCACATCGAAACAATGAGCAATGGATACACCTCAAACTGCATCCTAAGCAAGTAAGGACACCGCATATGGGTAAACGGGATGATAAGCCATTACGACTAGCAGTACACCGCCCTCCGGTATGGTGCTTCAAAAAGGAATACCGTTGACAAGCCAAACAACTCTCGAACTCATCCTCGCACACAAAACACTCATGCGGACAAGTGGTACAATCTATCTTACCACATATAGGGTAACGGCCAGACATGTCGAGATCATCCCACCCAGTGACCTCACCATGTGAACCATTTTCCTCTGGAGTGACTTTGTGGATATTCCTAAACTCAGTCTTACGCAAAGTGAAGGCCACGGGTTTCTCAATGGACTCTTTCCCATCAGGGGTGAAAATCTCCCTAATCCTAAGGATATTTTCCACACTGCCATGATGAGGGTTTTTGAAATCAACAGACATAAAATAAAACCCCCGCCGTTCAGCAATGGAAAAGGCATCCAATATCTCCCTGGGTTGTATCAGCT